AATTAAGCTTAAGACTGATAAGAATTCGTTTAAGTCATAGACTCCAAACTCTTGTGGAAAGTCTTCTACAATCGTTGCTGATGCAAGAATTGTTTTAGACTCTGATATCGTCTTTAATTTTTGACCTGGTTGAAATACCAAGTTAGGATTAATTGTTGCGAAGTTTTTTAACACATTCACGGTGTCATTTGATAGATTCATATTTTCTCCATAATAATATATTATACCATACTTTCATCGTTTTGTAAACGATTATTTTTCATTTTTATCATGACAAGCTAAAGCAATAATAGTATAGTGCAAGATCTTTAAAAGATCAGCTCTATTATGTCCTTCTTTCTTACCATACCTTTGAGCGTACTTAAGTACGTTACCCAAAGCAAATCCCATACCATGACCACAATCAATAATGAATTCAGTTGATTGAAACTGATTCTTTGAATAGTGACCGCCGTAAGTTTTATCGATATAAGCTTGAAGCTCTGCTATGAGAGCTCCTTCATTAAACTTATAGTCAATTTGCTTAGATTTCTTTATAAACATCTTCATCTCCTTCGTAAGGATTAGTTTCTCCTGCTACAATCTCATCAGCGTCTACTTTGCTGTAAAGATCAAGGAAAGCTTCCTTTGTATCATTATCAAATCTTGAAATACAAAGATCAATTGCTTTGTCTCTTTTCTCAAAGATTGAAAACGTTTGAACAATGTGGCAAAGCCTTCTTGTTGAAATAACTTCATCAACGCCATCGTCATAAAATGTTTTGCGTATAATGTCAGCCCATGTTACGAGCTTATCTGCAAAGTCGCTGTCTACACAGTCAAATTTCTCCATGTGTTTTAATACAATCTTTTTCTCGATGTTTAACGATGGGAATTGCTGATCTACTGAGATAGTAAATCTTTCTAGGAAAGCATCATCAATGATCGAAGCAGCTGTAAATCTGCCATCATCAGAACCTTTACCTTTTGTATTTGCTGTTGCAATAACATTGAATCCTTCTGCAGGATATACAATATCTCCAGTCTTTTTGACTAGGACTGGTTTGCCTTCAAGGATTCCTTGTAAGCACATGATTTTATTTGTTGCTCTATCGATCTCATCGAGGAGTAACACCGCGCCATTTTCCATAGCTTTTAAAACTGGACCTTTAGAGAAAACTGTTTCTCCATTGATAAGTCTAAATCCACCAAGTAAATCATCCTCATCTGTTTCAGGATTGATTTGAACTCTTATAAACTCTTTGCCGACTTTAGCACATGCTTGTTCGACCATAAATGTTTTACCATTACCAGAAAGACCAGCGATGTAAGTTGGATAGAACATATCTGATTTGACGATTTTTACAATGTCATGATAAGCTCCCCAAGCAATAAATGTATCATCAATTTGAGCGAAGTTTTTTTCTTCATTTACAATTGATTGCATTTGAGCTGCTTGAGCAGGAATACTATTAACAACTGATGTGTTTACCATAGTTTCTCTTAATGGCTCAATCAAACCAGCAAGATCGTAAGTACCAATCTTGACTCTATTGTCTTTTTGCATAAGTGGATCCCAGTCTTTTCCTGAGTATCCAAACGATTCGCCAACCTCGACGATCGCATTTTTTCTAAACTGAGTTTGATCAGGATATCTGATCGCAAGCTCTTTTAGAATTATTTCAGTTGATTTTTTCAAGTTATTCATAATATAGTTTTCTCCTTATCTTTATTATTTGTATATTATACCATAGTTCGGCGCATTTGTAAACGATTATTTTCACTTTTTTTGAAAATAATTGACAGAAAAGTGTTGATCTTATTCTGCAACTGCTTTACCAAAGTTAGTTAGCAATGTTTTGTTAAGCTTTTTAGACTTACTGAACTTTTTAAATGCTGTAGTCAATTGACCTTTTGAAGCATCTTCTGCTGTAACAAATTCTTCTGCATCTGTTTCTAGTCTTTTAGATTTTAAAACATAGAATTCGTTATAGCCAAGTGTATCTGTAAAAGTTACACATTTCTTTTTGTTGTATTCTTTTTGATACTTTCTCATATTGCTGCTATCGTAATATGTCTCTTCATCACAATCTTCAATTTTGTATTTAAAGTTATGAGCACCGTCTGCTAAGAAAAAGCCGATTGTAGTACAACCGAATTTCTTTTGAAGATTCTCAAGTAGACTTTGAGTTCCTCCTTTTCGAGTATCTTCTAGTTTTACATGCTCGCCCATAATGTTAACGAGTGCGCCTTTATAAGTTTCTGTAAGAGTGTAATCTCTTTTACTATTTTTGACTATGCTGATTCCATTTGTATCTCCATCAGAGATTACTACAAAATTCATATTGTCGATGTTGTTATTTCTTTTAAACTTATCGACCATTCTATGAGCAGCAATCAATGATTGGTTAAGAGGTGTTGAACCATACTCTTCTTCTGGAGCCAATACATATCTTTCATAAAAGCCCCACTCACGTTTTGCGAGTACTTTTCTTAAATAGATATGGAACAACGCTTCTTCATAATCTCCCTTTTTAAGAGTTGAAGCAATTACTTGTGGCAGCGATAAACCACCGTGATGTACTTCAGATTCTATTTGATCAATTGAGTAATTTGCTCCTTCGTCTTCTAGATGTAACCATTGGCTTAATTGTGGATTACTATTTGTAAATCCATAAACATCAAATGGTATATTAATAGTTTTGCAAAAAACAACTAAGTGTAAAAGTTGATCCATTACATTCGTCATACATTCTGTCATAGAACCTGAGTAATCAATTAACATCATCATTCCATGATTTTTAGAATCCGCAAGTTTTGTAACTCTTGCAAATATATCATCATTTGTTTTATATGACCATAATCTATTTACGTCGACAGAACCAGTTTTAGCTGTTTGAGCTCTTGTATATCTGAAAGCTGCTTTTCTCATTTCAAACTCTTTCACTGCAAAGTTAACGCTTTGTTTTACAGTCTTAAGATATTGTTTAAACTCTTCTTTATGCTCTGCAATTGTAATCATGCTATCAGAATATGTTGCAGCTGATTCGTCATATTTGTTCAATTTAATTTGTCTTGATTTTTTAAGTTGAGCATATGGTGTTACAATAGCATCTCTTACTGGTTTACTAAATTCGTTACCAATAAGAGTTTGTGATCCACCTTCATTAATATCTAAGAGTGTATGTTCTTTTCTTCTAAATGCTTCATCTGTTTGAGAAACATCTTCTTCAGCTGGTTTTTGGTCTTCAACATTTCCTTGATTATCTCCATCGTCATCGGCTTTTGAAGGATCTCCTTTTGCTGAATCGTTTCCTTCTTCATCAGTTTCATTAGTAGAATCTTGTTGTTCATTTCCAGTATCTTTCTTTTGTTCATTTTGAGTCTCCATATCATCATGGCCCTGTGGTCCCATATCATCTTCTTCCTGTTGACCTTCTGTTTCTTGTTCTTGAGATCCCATAGGAGGAGGTGTCATAAGCTCTTCTTGATTTTCTTTTGTATAAGCAAGAATGTCTCTTACTAAATCAAGCACTTCATCAAATGTTTCTGTCTTCATTGATCTATTATAATAAACCATTTCCTCATCATTCATTGGTACTTCAAGATGAGCTCCAACTTTAGCCTTTAAGTTAATTTTATCGATAAGTTTAACTTCGTCCCAATCGAGATCTTCATCAACTCCAAAAAAGTCATCATCAAAAAGCTTTTTATATCCTCTTGCCATTGGAGCAACAAGACCAACATAAGCATCTTTAATATGTCTTTCAATTCTTGCATCTTCAATAACATTGATATAAGTACGTGGACAACCTTCTAGTTTCTCAGGACTATCATGCCAACCTTCATATGGTGTAAATAAAGCATGTCCAACTTCGTGACCTATAAAAAGATCAGCAACATCTTTACCCATGTCTTTCCAGAGTGGAATACCGAGAATTCTATTTTTAATATCGAACCATGCAGTTTTATAGTTGCCGTATTGTACTGTAATGTTTTCTTTAGCTAAAAGCTTAGCAAGAGTGCTTTTGTGTTTAATCATTGATTTTCCTTATCTTTTTGATTTTATACGTATATTATACCATAGTTCAGCATATATGTAAACGACTTTTGGTGAAATAATTGAAAATAATTAGCAGAAAAGTGTTGATCTTAAAAATGGTGCTGGTAGTCGGGTTCGAACTGACGACCTATTGATTACAAATCAATTGCTCTACCAACTGAGCTATACCAGCATTATCTGATCTTTGAGAAATTTCTTTCTTTAAAGAATTCTATCTTACTTCTAAATTTGTTTTCAAGTACATCTCCTTTATGAGATATAATAAACACATTACTTCCATCATCGAGAGTATCAAGAATCTTTGTAAGATTGTCTACACCATCAATATCTAAACTTGAATCAAATGTTTCATCAAGTATAAGTAGATTTGACGCTGCGCTATTTTTCATTTTAGCAATTTGTCTCCATGTAAAGAGAAGAGATAAATCAATTCTTTGTTTCTCTCCTTCTGAGAATGAAGCATAATTAAACGAATCACGATGTCTTGATCTTATAGTCTCATTAAAGTTTTCATCTAAATGAAACGATACAAAGAAATCTAAAACCTGTAAGTAACTATTAATTAATCTATTCATGATAGGAAGATATTGCTTAATGACTTTTGTTTTAATACCAGTGTCTTTAAGCATTTCACCTATGACTTCATTGTAGGTTCTTTCTTCTACATACTCAAGTTTCTTTTCAGTAGATTTGTCTTTACTTCTTCTCATGTCTGAAAGTTCTTTCTTTGCTTTTGATGCGTCTCCAGTTTGACCTTGTAGACTATCAATTTCTTTTTGAACCTTATTGACTTCTTTTTGAAGAAGAGCAATCGCATCATTATTACTATTTATCTTTTGTTGTTTTTGACGAAGCTTATTAAGACTATTAGAAACTTCCTGTTGTTCTACTTTCATTTCAGCAATATTCTTTGCAAGATCATCTTTGGCTGTTTGAATTTCTTTTGCTTTTGCTTTAACTGAAGTAATTTTTTCTACTTTCTTTTCTTCTTCGATTGCCTGATCACATGTTGGACATTGATCATTATCTTCATAGAATCTAGATTCATCAACTAAACCTTTAATCTTATCGTTGAATTGCATATCATAAGAATCAAGTTGAGACATTTTCTTAATAAGTTGTCCACTATGCTTTTCTTCTTCTGTGATAGAGGCTGATAGATTCTTACCAAGAGTTTTGCTTTCATCAAAGAGTTTATTAATTTCTTCTTTATGAGCATCGATGCTCTCTCTTTTCTTTTCTATTTGATCGTCATTTAACTCTTGCAAGTCTTTGATATACTTACTTTGAGCATCCATTTTAGTTTTAAGAATATCGATTTGATGATTAACATCAGTTAATTCATCTTTGATTTTAGAGTTTCTTTCTTTTAACAGAGTATTCATCTTAGAAAAGATGTTGATATCTAATAAGTCTTCAATGATATTCCTTCTTGACCAAACTGGCAATTGCATGAATGGTATAAAAGAAGATGAACCAAGTACAACTACCTGGTGAAATGACTTATGATTTAGTTTAAGAATATTTTGCTCTAAGAACTTTTGATAATCTCTTGCATTAGATGCTTGATTAATCAGATTGCCATTTTGATAGATTTC